GCTACACCACCTTCAGCCGGTTGTTGTACAGAAGCATCTGGAGTTCCAGAAAACATCGAAGCAAAAAGTCCATTGATAGACTTTAGAACGTTTGTAGCAAACTTACCAGCATCTACTGCAAGGCTTACTAATCCACTCAAGGCTTCTCTTACTGGTTCGAATGCAAGTAATCCTGCAGCTCCAAGACCAAGCAGTCCAAGACCACCCATAGAAGAACCATCTACTTTTTCGGCGTCCTGTCGAATAATTTCTGGTGGTTGAACTTGTTTTTCAAGCTCAGCTTCTCTTTCAGACAATTGAAGATTTTTATCAACAATTTTTTGATTATCTAGTTTTTGCTTTAGGTATCCATCTAAGACAGATAACTGGTCAATCATCTTAACTAAAGAAGTATTCAGTGTTTTGATTGGTATTACTTCTAATTCGTTTTCATTTGCCGCAGAATTTTGAATAGCAGCCAATTGCGCTCGATTCATTCCTATTGAACCGAACGCTTGAGAAAATGCTTTTACATCTGATGTTGTGTATAAGTTTCTCATGCTGCCATCTTAGAATTTGCTAGATACTTGTAAAGTGGATTCTTAGAATCTCCAAGTCCATGCCAGTTTGGATCGATTACTGAAATGGTTCCACTTGGATTTGCCGCTTGAAGAACTGCAGTTGGAGTTGATGGTGTTGAAATTGATTTTTGACGAGCATCAAGTGATCCAAATTTCATAATTGCATCTAGCTCAGTAGACTTTTGGCCAATTTCTTTTGATCGATCTGTTCCAGAAGTAAGAGGCTCTGCGGTGTTTCTAAGACTTGTAGGTCCTACGAGTTGACCAGCAACACCACCAAGAAGTCTAGCTGTAGTTTCTATAGCGTTTATTGCCATAGCTCCAACAGCGCCGCCAGGTCCTTCGTATCCTGCAGCACCGCCAGTTGATACCTTTGCATAGTCGCCCGCCATGATTGCAGCAGCATTTGCTTGACGCTCAGCTAAGTGGTAACCAGCAGATCTTTCATAACTACGATCAACGATTGCTGCTGCTTCTTCAGCAGTCGTAGCATTTCGAAGAAGATTACCAGCACGAGCTTCAGTATTTCTGAGTTCCCAGTCTACATAGTTTAATTGTTCTTGGAAACTTGAGTTACGGATATCTTTGCCATACACTTGTCTAAATGCATTCTGACGATCTGGGTGCCATTGAGCAATACCATATGCTTGTCCACCATCACCTACAGCATCAGTTCTAAGACCTGATTCTACAACTAGGTTACCAACAATACCAGCAGCTTGTTCTTTTGTCCATCCACGACTCTCAAAGAAAGCTTGTGCTTCTTCAGGCTGTCCTGTTTCAGATCTACTTTTAATTCTTTCTGCAGCTAAGGCTGGAGCTGCCGCTGACCCAGCAGTTCTTGTTGCGTCAGGTTCTGCTGCAGCTCCAGCAGTTACTGCTTCTGCATCTTTTTTAAGCTCTTCTTCTTCCTGAAATCCATTCCATAGATCAATAATATCCATTACATCGCTAATTGCAAATGCAACTGATAAAGCAGTCCACAATAGACCTGGAATCACACCTACACCAGTTGCTGTAACAGCCAGTCCTGCTGTTACTCTTCCAAGAAGTCGAATAATTGCTTTTAAGAAGACAGCGCCTTTTTTTCTAGAGATGTATGCTACAAATTTTCTTCCAGTTGTGCCTGATAACCAACCACCACCAGCTTTAACTGCTTTGCGAGAAGCAGCTCTTCCAGTTCTTGGATCTCTAAATCCGGTTCCTCTTAGTCGCGGATCAGCGCGCGGAGCTGAACGTATCTTCTGTATTTTTTGTACACGTCTGTAAATATCAAAGCCAGTTTTACCGACTCTGTATGCTGCATATCCACCGGCCACAGCACCTGCAGTATTTTCAATGCCAAGATAATCGGCAACTACACCAATTACCATTCCTGGAAGTATGCCTTTCACACCTCCAAGAACATAACCCATGAATCCACCAACACCAAGTCCGGTGCCAATAGATTTAATTGAACTCTGAGTTGTCTAGCGATCCAAGAATAAGAGACCCAGCACCTAAGAGACCAAGACCAGCAAGTAGAGTTTTACCGCTGAACAAACCCTTTGCTCTGTCTGCAGCTCCTTGAGTATCAACTAACCCAGACAGTCTATCTTTAATATTACCAAACGGACTGGTTGGAGATTCAATTGCTGCTTCTCTTTCTGCAGCAATAGCTTGGTCATAGACTTTCTTATCAAACTCGAGTTGTTTTTTCAGAGTACTATTAATAGAAGTCAGTTGCTTGATAGCCACATTAAGTAGCTTATCAGTTGGCATGTTTTGATTTACACCAGAAGCTTTCACGGCTTTTGGAGGTGGTAAAGTTCCACCACCGGCAACCTTTTGTTTACCAGCAGTTCCTGCCATGCCAAAGTTTACGTAGATTACGTTGCTAGTTTTATTTTGTTGTACAGGCTGGTCTTGTTGATCTGCTAGATTTGATAAACCTCTAGCAGCACCAGCAATAGATCCAGCCAGTCCTTTTACAGCACTAAAGCCAGAAGAGAGCACGTCTCCAGCTGCTGACATTGCAGCATTTCTACCTAGACGACCAAGTACTCTTCCTCTTGCCATTAACGATTTCTACTTTCTATCTGCGCTTTCTGCTCTTCCAAATATTCCATTAGCATGTCGACATACAGATCCCGTTCATATGGTATCAGATTTTCAACTTCTGTAATAGAATATTTATGATGCTGAGCTAACGAGAAAACCATCGAATAATATCGAGTTAAACTCGTATGACTCAGCCCCACATAAAAAAATCTTTGAGATTTGTTAACTCAATTTCCCTTTTGCTTCCTAGAGAATTCTTATACTCGATCTTGTGATAGAGCTTTGGAATATTCTCAAAGAACTTACGAATCTTATCAAATGTACTTACATCCAAACTATCAAGAAACTCAGTAATTTCTGCTTCTGTATAATCACTTGCAGCATAAACATTGTCTTCGTCGTAAATGGTATCAATACAGTTAATGATGAAGAAAGTCATGAGATCAACTTCAGTTTCAAATTGGCCCATCTTATCAGTAATGTCTGCAGTAGGATACTTCATCATCATTCCAACATTCTTATTGATTTCAATTTTGGAATTTAGATTTTCTGGCAACTGAACTTCAATGTCGTCAAGATTTACTTCGAAATCGTAAATGGTATCATCTTCTGTATCACGATAAGAAAGCTTTACGACGTTGTTTACTGACTTTGCACGAAGCTTTAGAAACAGATATTCAAGATCAAATACTGCTAATGAATCAACATCAACATTGTCTTGAAGACAATTAATTAAGATCTGCTTGATTGCACGAATGATTTCAGTATCATTTCCACTTTGTTGAGCAATCAATAGAATCTTTTCTTCTTTTACAAGAAAAGGTCTGAAAACAACCTTTTGTTTTGTAGAAGGAATGGTTACATCAAATAGTGGTTGATCGATTTTTGGTAATGGCATTATGTATTCTCCATAATATTAAACAAGTGTAGTTGGTTGTCCGAGAGTATTTTTCTTTTCAGCACCTGGTCCGGGCGGTGTCGGTTTTGCTGGTGACGTTTTTGGAGGAGCTTTAGTAACTCCAGAGAAAGGACTTGATGCTAGTGCTGTCAGCCTAGGATCTGATTCAGATTGAACACCGTCTCTTGCAGCATCTCTACCCTTATTTGTAGACTGCTTCTTTTCTTCGTTTGGATTTATTTTACCAGTTTCAAAGGCATTTACCAGTTCACGATATCCTTTGACTGGTGCACGTGTTTCCATATCAGTAAAAGCAAAAGTTACTGTAAACTTTTGATATTGATTTTCTTCTGCCCAAGAAAGATTAGCAGATTGAATATTCATTGGAAACACATCATACATAACGTAGTCTGCAACTGCAACCAGCTGTTGATTATAAACGTTTACAGTCAGTACAGGACACGTATAATCATCTTTGAATCCTACTTCGTATGCACCTCTAGATCTGAGTCCCTGACGAGTGCTTACACCTTCTCTCATAAGAGCGCCTTTGGCTTCATACGTTACAATAGAATTCATCCAATGATGAAAGAAATCTGGAACTTCTGAATATCTATCAACGATCCATGTAAGTGTTAAGTCTCCAAACTGCACACCATATGGAATTTTTTCAACTGGACCATATCCATATCTACGAATGTTCTCTTCTTCTAGAAGTTGAAGAGTAGGCAATACTACGTTTTCACAACGAAGTGTAAGAGGATCACGATAGGCCGACATCATTTGATTTAGTACAAGAGTATCTGGACTATTTCTAAATGGCGAGAAAGTAACCAAATAACTGTGAGACGGTAGAACACTTCCACTGTCAAGTTCAGCTCTAAAGTTGCTAATTGTAAAAGATCTAGAAGGAGTGGATACATTTACATTCGAAGGAGAATCTGCAAATGTAACTGCTTTGTTTGAAATTGGTCCTAGCTCTTGTGTAGGAGTAGAAGTGTTAGCAAACCGTGTAGGAGCTGGAGGAGCTGCCGGTGCCGAGGAACTTCCTCCACCAGTAGCTGGAGGTGTGGAAGTAGCTGGAGCTCCAGCTACTGCTCTTCGTAACCGGTTACCAGATTCTTCATTCATAGATCTGGCTTGCACTTCTGGAGTAATATTCCATGCAGTTTGATATTGTCTAGCTTGTTGTGGAGTTATTTGTACTGGTGCTCCAGTCCCAAGAAGTTCATATCCTCGAGTTGAAGTATATCTAATTTGCAGCCCGCCAGGATTTTTTGGGTTTTCAACGCCAGGAGAATTCCCCCATATTGTACCGTTTGGATTACCGTTTGACATTACTTTCTAATCCCTAGCATTCTCTTCGAATCATTCCATACCTGAGTCTTTGACTGCTTAGTGAAACGTTCGGTTGGTAAAAAGAGAGCAATGTCCCATTCGGAAGGGTACACATACATAAAGCGAGAACGTACATGCTCGTTAAGATAATGCTTCACACAAGGAGAGAAGAATCTCATTTTTGCAATACTTGTAAGAAGCTGATAGTTAAGTTTAATCTTTGTTGACTCGTCATATCGAGTGTTGTTGGCATAGTCATATAGACCATCCATTAACTTGGCTCTGAGTTGTGGTGGAAGATAGTGAAGGTTGAGACCATAGAATCCACCAGGTACTTTACGAAATGGAAAGACCAGAGGAAATCTATCGTAGTAAGGAAGTTCATCCTTCCACTTTGGATCGTAGTTGAACATGTACATTGAGCCAACAATTGGCGAAGTTGTTAGGCGAGCATTGTCACCCTTCATCAGTGTACGTTCATTTACATTACGCATTGCACCGGCTGTTTCACGAAACCAATCACGTGCACCTTGAGTACGCGCTGGAATCTGTCCAGAACGAACACCCTGTGTAATGATTGTATCAAATATAGTTGCCACTTTAAACCTTTGTGTTTATAAATAAAGTATAGTTCGCGGTCTGCCAACCCAACTATTCTAATTCTGTGAGGAGAATCAGCATATGAATATTTATAAAGAACTTTACGAGTACCTTAAGTCTGCGGACGTTGAGGCGCAAAATCGTGCGTTTAATACACCAGACTATGTTTTTGATTTATCATATGAAGAGTTTTGCAAACAAATAAAACCACTAGGAAAGTATAATGATCAGTCCGGCAAACTAAATAACATGTATGGTAAAAACCACACAAAAGAATCCAGAGAAAAAATGAGTGCGCATCGAGCAAATAGACCGAGCGGCGCTTTAGGTAAAAACTGGAAAAGAAGCGAAGAATCTAAACTAAAAATATCTAATACGTGTTGTGGTAGAAAAAAATATACAAGGCCGGATGGTTCATGGACTTGGATATATCCATCTAAAACTTTAGATTAAGGTGATCTTCTGTTAATATCTCGAAATTCCAACCACGATCTTTACAAAACGCCGTAGCTGCTTTCCACTTGGCTTCATTTACGCCCCACGTCATCACTTCATTAATGTAACGCTTATTTGGTTTATTTATTACAGCTGGCGGGCGTGTCTGGGCTTTTGGTTTAATCTCGATGAGTGCAACTCTTGTCTTGCCATCTGGCATCTTCTTCTTAATATAGAAGTCTACAAAGTATCGATGCATCCTATTATCAATTGGAGAACGATACGGAATCACATGTTCTTCACTAGACCATTCAACAATACTCGGATCTTTGTCTAATCGAGACATGTAAACAAGTTCCCAACGCGAACGATAAACAATGTTCGTGGGATCACCTCTGTATTTCGAAGGGTTAAGTGGTTTGAAAAAGCCTTTGTACGCCATAGAGCTATTTATAAATAAGAGGAGAACTTTCAAAGAAGAGAAGCCAATGGCACTTATCAATCTTAATATCAAAAGCTTTAAAAAGAATGGTGGCGGAATTGCTAATCGCCTGCTTGATAAAGCCGTGAATAAGCTTGAACAAAAACTAGAAAACACTGTAGAAGATCTAATTGGTAAAGGCCTAAGCAAAATAGGTTTGTCTTCTTCTGGCGTATCTAACTTCGTATCTCGCTTTGGTGATGCCAAGGCCAATGGTGCTGAAGACGATTTCTTTAGAGATTCAAAAGCGGAACAGAATCGTTTGGCTCCTCGATATATTGTCGAGAACATGACCGCTAAAACCGGAGGTGAAAGCGCATCAGACGCTACTAAAAACATTTCCACTGGTGGTGCAGCAAACAGAGAAAAGTTTTATCAGTTCCCAGAGAGACTTGGCGAGTACTATATGCTTATGCGATTTAAGCAATATAAAAGACCAAATCCTCATTATAACGCAGAACTGGTACCATATGATACCTTTGCGGTTCCTATTCCAAGAGAAATTAAAGAGCAGTTTGGAATTAATGTAAAGTCAAGTGCACAAGGATTTGCTGGTGGTTTGGCTGATGTTGGATTTACAGCTGCTGGTGGAAATGGTGCAAGAGCAAACTCACAGTTAGATGCTCTATTGTACAATGCTGCTGTTACTAAAATTGGCGAACTCTCTGCTCAAGGTGGAGAAATTCTTGGACAACTGGCCGGTGCTATTCCTAACCCTCACATGCAAGCAATCTTTGAAGGTGTTGAATTAAGAAACCATAGTTTCCAATGGACATTCACACCAAGAAATGCAGATGAAAGTAGATCATTAAGAGCTATGATTGATCTTTTCAAGCAAAATTGCTTACCTGCATTTAGTAAACTTGGTACACCTGTTCTTCAATATCCTCCACTGGTTGACATTAAATTTGTTCCATCAGAGATCAGCGACCTTATTAAATTTAATACGTGTATGGTAAAGGATGTGAGTATCAATTATGCTCCACAAGGTTTGCCATCATTTTTCCATGGCACAAAGCAACCAACAATGATTCAACTATCTATTGAGCTCATTGAAACTGAAATCCAGACAGCCAACAAATATGGTGTTGGAGCTGGAACTCCTGAAAGAGAAGATGGTGCTACTAAGATTGTTAAAATGGCTGACAGTGGATCAGATCGTCTTCCTGGTGTAGCAGAAGCAAAACGCTTGGTTGAAACTGGTGTAAGTGGAGTAATGAGTGCATTTGCCGAAGGTGCTGCAGGAGCAAATAATCGATGAAATACTTTAACAGATTTCCAGTTGTAGAATATGATGGTAAGGTTGCTAAGAATATTTTAGCACGAGTTGATTTTATTGATTCTTCAAAGAGAGACATTTACTCTAATTTTGACTATGTTCTAGAAGAAGGTTCTTCTAGACCGGATATTATTTCAAACAACTACTATAACTCGCCATATTATGACTGGTTGATTTATTTGTCGAATGGAGTAATAGATCCGTATCACGATTATTACAGATCGGCAGAAGACTTTCAAAGTTACATTACTGCAAAATACGGATCAACTACTATTGCCAGAAGAAATATACTTTTCTATAGAAACGATTGGTCGTCAGACGAGAGTTTAATTAACGAATCAGTATATGATAATCTTCAACCAGTAATTAAAAAATACTGGAAGCCTAAACTAAACAATACCAGCCAGATTGTCGGTTACGAAAGAGTAAAAGAAGATTGGACAGTTTCAACAAACCAGATTGTAAAGTTAGTGATTACCAGCAATCTTGATAACTTCAACGTTGGAGACGTTATCGAGCAAGACGATGCTGAAGGAACTGTCATTCTAAAGAATGCTGATGATAATTCAATCACACTTCAGCATATTACTGGAGCGTTTGTTGCTAACACTGCAGATGGTATTACTTCTGCTACAATTCTTAGTAAAAATATTTCGGATTTAGAAGCTTCTTTCTGGTCGCCTGTAACAGCATATGATTATGAAGAAGAGCAAAACGAACTAAAGAGATATGTGAATATTATTAAAGCAAGTTATTTGCCAGACATTGAAAAGCAATTTGTTGAGTTAATTAAGAGATGACGACTGTTTCTATGCGGGAAGGCCAGTTCAAACTAAACACGTTTGAGCTCACCACTTCTACTGGTAGAATTATTCACTTGGGACCATATTGTTCTCGAGCCGACATCTATGAAAATGTTCTAGAGTCTACAACTATTGCTGAATTTATTATTGTTGATCGTATAGGATTGTTCGGTCACTTTAACTTTTTAGATCAAAAGATTAGTATCAATTATACTACATATGAAGACAATGCAGAAGCTTCTGTCAAGTATGAATTCTATCCCGTAGAACAAAACCCGAGCACTGTTTTACCAGATGATAAAGGTGTTGTGTTCACCTTGGTTTGTGTTTCAAAAGAAGCTATTAAATCAACACAGATTAAGAATGCTCCTTATGTGAAATCCAAAATCGAATGTGAAACAGCAATTCGAGAACATCTAAGTATCTTAGATAGTAGTAAACCACTATTCTTCGAGAAAACCCAAGGACTTCAAGCTTTTAATTTTACCGGACTGAATCCATTTGTGGCAATTGATAAGATTCGTTTGAAAGCAATGTCGAGTACTTATAAGGGCCATTGCTTTACTTTCTTTGAAAACAGTAAGGGATATCACTTCAAGTCTTTTGAAGCTTTGATTAAAGAAGGCAAAGACAAGATTGGTGATAAGTACTTTGTTCAGATGCCAGTTGGAGAAGCAGATATCACTGCTTCAAAGTGGAGAAACATTCTTGCTTGTAAAGTAGTTCAAACCGGTGGTCAAGCGGCTGCCCGTGCAATTGGTGCTGGTAAAGTTCTTATTAAAAGAAAGAATATCATTACAGGTGAAGTTGAAGACATCGAAGTTGATTCTACAAAGCTGGACTTTGTAAACTTAAACGAAGGTTCGATTAATCTTTCTGCCAAAACACAGAATGATTTATCTGAAAATGAAACCACATGTAAGTTAACATACTACGATCCTACCGTAGAAGAATCTGACAGTGGAAATGCTGAAGCTGTTAGACTATATTATATGGCGCATCTTTTAAATACTATTGCTCATATTACAATCTACGGAGATTCAACAATTACTGTTGGTGATGTAATTACTGCAGACATTCCAATTCATGATGGTTTGACTACAGGTGAAAACAACGCTTACAGAGAATCAAGTAAGACTCTGGCTGGTAATTATCTAGTAACGTCATGTCGCCACATTCTAAACTTCAATGAAAACGCTCAGTATTTACAAGCACTTGAAATTGTAAAAGATGGTATCTATGGCGAATTGCCAACAGTTAAGTTAATATAAGGAAGATATAATGGATATCCAAAAGTGGTTTGAAGGAAAGATTCATAGCATCGACGATCCTGAAAAGCTTGGTAGAGTTCAGGTTGAAGAAGTGCTTGGCCACTCTGTAGGTAAATATCGTGAAAACCCAGACAACCTATTCTGGTCTCATGTTCTTATGTCTCCAGCCAGTGCAAATGCAAAAGGCGTGGGAATGAGTCCACATGGACTTACAGTAGATTCAAAGGTGTTGGGATTCAAAATCAATGATGCTCTGTCATATGTAGTTGGTACCATTGCATATGCACAGGATGATAACAACCATTCGATTTCCAGGTATGCTAGAGAAAAAGGTCCGGTTGATAAGGAATATATTGAAGAACTCGGTGAGAAGAAAACTGAGTATGCTGCAAAGTATCCACACAATAAAACGATTACTACAACCTCTGGTCACGTATTAGAACTCGATGATACACCAAAAGCAGAACGTATTCACATTTACCATAAGTCTGGATCTTATGTAGAGATCTTTCCAGATGGATCGATTATTACTAAGTCTGTGAAAGACTCTGTGAGTGTAACTATGAACGATCATGCAATCAGTGTTGTGAAGGGTGATTTACAAATTCTTGCCAATGAAGGTAAGATTCAAATCACATCGGATAAAGATATTGATTTAGTTTCAAAATCCGGTGTTGTGAATATTCGTGGTGCGGTTATTGGACTGAATGGTTAATGTCTGTTGTTATTGAACTACCAAAGATTCCAAAGTTAGAATGCTCTCCTGATGGTAAGGTGAGTAAGAAAGACTTAGATGCTTATTTCAAGAATGTTGGTAGAACTATTGGCAGACTCAATTTATCTGTTACGAGTGTAGATTTAGATGATGAATGTACTCTTGCAATTCTTGCTGCAGCAATTGCAATTGAAGAAGTAATTAAACCACTTGATTCTATTACAACAAAACCACTTGATAAACTAAAGTCAAAAGAACTTGAACTTAGATATCGAGCTCGTGAACTTGGTAAAGACATTGAAGAATACTTTCAAAAGAAAGTTTCTGAAATATTACTTGATCTAATTGAATTATTAGGAATACCGAATCCATTTGAAGTGCCGATTCCTTTTATTGGAGTAGCAACTCTTATTGATGAACAAGGAAATCCTTATGAATATGATCCAGTAATTGCAGATCTGTTTACAAAAGAAGGCCAAAGAAAAGTAAAGCTGGCTATCAAGGAAGACATTGAAGCCGTTAAAGACTTTCTCGGTATTGAATCGACATACAATGGCGATCTAGGAGTCAAATCACCAGACCTTGAGGCCGAAGAAACTTGGCACAAAATAAAGAATTGGTTCAACAATCTTATTAATGACTTCATTGGATCTGTAGCAGATGCTATTGGAAAGGCTGTGAAAGCTATTCCAATTATTGGTAAGCCAATTTACGATCTCGTTTCTGCTGCAGTAGATCCTACCATTACTGTTGAACAAGCTTTTGATAAACTGGTGGCCGAGTACAAAGCCAAGATTAAGAAAGCGAAAGAAGACGTCTTATCAGGTAAAGCAGTTGAAGACCTTGGTCAAAAAATCTTAGACGAAGCTATCGATCAAATTTTATCAATTCAAATTCCTCTTATTGGCACTGTAGGAGATTTGATTGATATTGATCCAAATAAAAAAGATATCATTATTAAGGTAGGCGACTTCCATGAGATCGAAGATAAGGTAAAAGAACTGATTGCTAAAGCTCGTAGATTCTTTAAGGGTGGATTGATTGTCAAGATTAATGAGATTATTACCAAAGCTCCTGGTTATATCTTAGAGCAGTTTCCTATTGTTGGTAAGATCTTCAAGATTATTAAAAGAGTAGCAGATATTCTTTCTGGTAAGAATCCACTAACTGAATGTGAAGTACTGAGCATACTCTTACCACCAATCTTTAGTTTTGGCAGTTTAATTGAGAACTTACTTCCAGATTGTGTAGAAGTCATTTACGTAGAATAAATAAAAATAAAGAGAATTAGATGGCAGACATTTCTAGAATTGATAGGATTACTAGGACCGAGAAGACCGGCGAACCTTATTATAGTGACTTCTATAATAACTTCAACGCGCATCCTCAGAACAAGCGTTTAGTAAAATACGTAAACGAAGAGTCTGTCAAGAGATCAATTCGAAATCTTATTCAAACTGATAAAGGCGAACGCTTTTTTCAGCCTGAAGTTGGATGCAATATTCGATCATTGCTTTTCGAGCCAATGGTGGAAACAACTTCCATTCGCATGAAAGACATGATTGAAGATACTATTTCTAAATTTGAAAAAAGAGCACGAGTTCTTAGCGTTGAGATTTATCCATTTGAAGCTCGCCAAGCATATGATGTATTCATCGTTTTTGAAGTAATAAATAATGTTAATCCGGTAACTCTTAACCTCACACTGTACAGAGCGAGATAATGGCTAATTCAAGTATCATACTAACACAGTTAGACTTTGCGTCTTACAAGACATCATTAAAAGCATATCTCCAAGAACAGACTGAGTTCAAGGATTATGATTTTGATTCTAGTAACATGTCAGTGCTTATAGACCTGCTTTCTTATAACACATACCAAAATGCTTTTTATATGAACATGGTTGGCAATGAGATGTTTCTTGATAGTGCAAGACTTCGTGATAGCGTAGTTTCACACGCAAAAGAATTGAACTATCTTCCTCGTTCTTTTACATCATCCAAAGCAAAAGTTCAACTGAGAATTACTCCAACGGATACTACAAAGAACTCAGTTGTAGTTCCTAAAGGCACAACCTTTATTTCAAGAGTGAATGATTTTTCTTATACGTTTACTACAAATGAAAACGTAGTACTTACTACAAAAACAAATAGTTCTTTTGTAAGTGAATCTATTGATATCTATGAAGGTGTTTATCTTACAGACACATATGCCGTAGATTATGGCAATCCATTAATTTATAAGATTAACAACAAAACCGTTGACATTTCCAGCGTTACTGTTACTATACTTGAAGACAATGGATCTACAACACTAGAATATTCACGTGCTACTTCGCTATTTGGTCATGATGAAAATGCCAAAGTATTCTTTTTACAACCAGCAGTTGGTGATATATATGAAGTAGTATTTGGTGACGGTGTTGTTGGTCGCAAACCAAAGAATAACTCGATTGTAGTAATCGAATACAGAACATCAAATGGTGAACTTCCAAATGGCGCATTTAGATTTATTAATGCTGCTCGTATTGATAATGAAGCCAATGTAGCTATTACAACATTATCAGCAGCCGCAGATGGAACCGTTGCAGAAGATCTGAACTCAATCAAGTTTAATGCACCAAGAGCTTTCACGACTCAAGAACGTGCTGTGACTGCTGAAGATTATGAAAATCTATTGAAGGCCAACTATCCAGAGATTAATGCGGTGACTGCATACGGTGGCGAGGATGCAACACCTCCACAGTTTGGTCGTATCTTTGTTTCAGTTGATCTGACAGATGTTGATGGTCTACCAAAGATTAAAGAAGACGAATACAGAAGATTCCTTCGTTCGCGTTCTTCTGTAGCAATGGAACCACTCTTTGTAACTCCTGATTATACATATCTTAAGATTGATAGTACTGTTCGATATAACATTAACAGAACTGGTCTAAATCCAGAAGATCTTCGTGCATATGCAATTGATGCTATTCTAAACTATGCATCAACAAATCTAAATAGCTTTGCAAAAACATTCAGATACTCAAAAATGGTTCAAGCTATCGATGCTACAGATGCTAGCGTTATTAGTAACGAAACAGAAGTGAATCTTGTGAAGTATCTAACTCCAGATCTTGGTGTTCCTTTGAATCTAACAATCGATTTCAAGTCTCCACTTACTCAGGAAATTCCTTTGCTTGGTGATGAGCATCCAATCATCGACGTACATGGTATTACATCAACACCATTCACATATACCGGAATTCAGAACTGCATTCTAGAAGACAACGGTGATGGTGTTGTTCGTATTGTAACTCCGGTTGGTGCAAATCACAAGAAGATTGTCGATGTTGGTACAGTTGATTATGATACTGGTGTTGTAAGGCTGACAAACTTTACTGTTCAAAATTATATTGGTACATCTTTAAAGATCTATGCTGAGCCAAGATCACGTGATATTACTGCCATCCAGAATGTGATATTAAATATCATTGAACCAGACGTGAACATCACAATCGAACAGATCAGAGAATAATGAAAAAAATAGAAGCAATCATTTCTCCATTTATTGAGAACCAGTTTCCTTCTTTCTATCAGGAAGAGGGACCACAGTTCATTGCTTTTGCCAAAGCATACTTTGAGTGGATGGAATCTGCTAATAACGTTCTTTATCAAGCACGTAAACTTCCAGACTATCGTGACATTGATACGACTGTTGATGAATTTATTCTCCAGTTCAAAGAAAAATATCTGAAAAACATTCAATTCGATACTGCTACAAACAAGCAATTACTAATCAAGAACTCGCTTGATCTGTATCGTTCAAAGGGTACCGAGCGTTCTATTGACTTGTTCTTCAAATTGGTGTATGGTACAGCTGCCGAAGTACGTTATCCTGCAGATAACATTCTTCGCGTTTCAGATGGTATCTGGGAAAGACCAGAATATCTAGAAGTTACACACAGCCGTTTTAATGTCGAGTATGTTGGTAAACAAATTGTTGGTGCACTTTCTGGTGCCAAGGCATTTGTCGAAAAGTTCATTCGTCGTCGTACATCTGTTGGATATGTAGATCTACTTTACATCTCTGGTCGTCAAGGTGAGTTTAACAATGGCGAGGTTATTGGTTTAAATATCAACAATAGTCCAGTTTATGACAGAACAAAAAGAGCTAAGTTGATTGGTTCTGTTAAGCGTGTACTACTACAAGATCGCAGCCGTGAATTCCGTGTAGGTGATATTGTTACATTTGCTGGTACCACGAACGGACAAGGTGGACTTGCTCGTGTTGAGTCTGTCAGTGAAGCAACTGGTATCGTTGACTTCATCTTTATTGATGGCGGTTATGGTTACACACTTGATACAGAATCTATTATCTCTGAAAAAGTAATTACACTTGATAATGTAGTAGCAAACACAAATAGCGATCAATATTTCCGCCTGTTCGAACAGGCCGTTGAACCAATTGTAAATGCTACATTTACCAGCGCAATTGCCAATCTTTCGATTGGTGATACAGTCTCACGTTATATTGGTGGTACTGTTGTCGGCACCGGTAAGATTATCGATCTAGATCAAACAGGTGCAAATGGCACGGTGATGATCTCACACGTAAATGGTGTGTTTACAAATACCGCAACATACTATACATCTGGCAATGTCATCTCATTCTATGCCAACACAATCGAAGACAGAACGATTGGCGGTAAAGTAATGGGTATTCCAGAAATTTACACTGTGACGGTTGAAAACCAAGTTGGAACACTTGCAGTTGGTCAGGATGTTCTATATAAAAATACCTCTGCTATTGTTGGCAGAGGAACTATTGATAGTATCACTCCGGCTGGTACCGGTAATACTCTTGTAATCAGTTCTGCTCGTGGTACGTTTCCAATTGGAGAAAGATTAGAAGTATCTACAAACTCTTCAGTATCTGCAAACGTAGCCGAAGTAAATCTTACTGTTGGTGTATATGAGATTAAGAAGTTTATCAATACTTTAAAATACTCTTCTGCAAATAACGATAAGATTCTTGAGAGTAGCAGAATCTATCGTTATGATGCTGATAACAAGAAGGTCGCTGAGGGCCTTCTGTTAACTGTATCTCATGACTCTGGATCGAACACTGGTAACCTGACATTCATTCCATTGAAAGGTTACTTTACAGAAACTGATAGATTCTATACTGATACAAATACATCAATTGCAACTACAGTTACATACACAGTATCAAATGCCGGTGGAGACTATGTTGCATCTGAACATGCAAGACTTCTGACACAAACAACCAATACATCCGCAATTCCGCTTTCAACAAGCTTTGGTTCTGGTGCGCAATTTAATGTTGGTACTCTTGGTGATACAGAAGACATCTTTATTGGCACTGACATAATCTCTGCTAATGGTGTAGGAACACTTGATTACGATCGTGTAACTCTAACAGTCGGATCAAATGCTGGTTTTGTTGTGGGTGATAGAGTTTATCAAGAAATTAGCAAGATTGGCTTTAATGCTAACAGTTCAGTGAATGCCACATCTGGATTTATTGATCTGCCGACTGCAAATACTCGATTTACAATTGGTGACATTGTCAAGTATCAAGTCGATGCTGGTAATACTGCACTCACTGGTCTTTATAATGGCGATTACTATTACATTGCTCTTGCAAATAGCACAGGTGTAATTCTTTCTTATCCGTATCGCAAGTCTGATCAAATCAATTCAACCAACTTCTCTACATTTGCTAATAATAAAGTAAATGAAGAAGGCCATTATCTGTATAAGCTTACGCATGGTACAGTTTTTGAAATTGGTTCTGGTGTACTTAGAACAAAAGATAATCATAATTACTTTAGTAATACCGGTGGTACTGCTAACACAACTGCTTATGCTAACAGTAATGTAACAAAGCACAAAGCTACAACAAACACTGCAATTAGTGCTGTTACAGTATACACTACACTTACACAAGCAAATCAAGCATATGCTGCTCTTCCTGTGGCTGCTGCAGCACTTGGCTTTCCAAAGAATCCACAGGGCGACTCAAAGAATACAATCTTCTCTTGCTTGTCATTTAACAAGTTCACAATTGGCACAATTGGTTCTCTATCAGGCGTTGACCCCGGTTCTGGCTATAACGTCGATCCATACGTTCTGGCTCATCAACCATATATTTCAGCATTTGATCGCAAAGATTTTATTATCAATATTTCTGATGCAACAGGTGTATTTGCTGTTGGTGAAAAAGTAAATCAAACATTTGCCAACCTTGTTTACTATGATTTAAAGGTCGATGATGGTGCTTATAGCAACACATTCGACGAGAAAGCTGTAACTATTAATGTAGACGATGAAATTCAAAGTGGAAATGATTTCATTCTGTACGTATCAAACAATACTACATTTAATACTACCGACCAAGTAAACTCAAATACTGACTTTATTTTAATTGCTGGTGCTGACGTAAGTTATCCTGCAAACACTTACGTTCGTTATTATACCAACAACGGAAATACTGCACTTTCGGGTCTATCGAATAATGCATTCTACTTTGTAGCACTTGCAAACACTACTGGCGTAACGCTCTCGTCAACTGCCGGTGGTGCAAATATCAATATTACACAGGCCTCGAATGTTGCATCGTTCAACTCAAATACTGCAGTTGATGGCACCGCAAACTTTATTAGTATTGCAACTGCAAATACTCTCTTTGCAAATGGTCAGCAAGTAAGATATCTTACTGCTGCTGGAAACACTGCCGTTACTGGACTTACAAATAACGCTTTGTATTATGTAAGAAATGCCAACACCACTGGTCTTGCTCTGTCTGAAACAGTGAGTGGTGCTATCGTAGATATTACTGCTTTGAATCCTGGTGATTCTGGCCACTTCCTTAGATATTATAATCCAGCCGCAAATGGCCACAATCTTGTCAGGTACGCAAACGAATTTGCTAACAACCAAAGAATCATCTATCGTACGCCTGCGGCAAACACGGTTATCGATGGTCTGGCAAATAACACTGCATACTATATTGTTAGCTCGAACACTGTTGGCTTTAAGTTATCAGATACACGTGGCGGAACAGTCAAAACAATCAATGCTGCTTCTGCATCACTCGAATCACATACATTCTCGACCATTCCAGGATTCTTACCAGGTGATCGTTTATATGTAAATAGTTCGCCAATTGTCAACTGCGTAGTTCAATCAATCTATACAGTTGGTGCAAATGGATTTGTTCGTGTGTCGGGTAATACTGGTGAGCTTACAACAAACACACTTCATTCATACTCTACACCATATGTCAGTGCAAACATATCAAACATTGCATCTGTCCAGATAACATCTACTGCCAAAGGTATTGTCAAGTCTGCTAATACTTCTGTAGTTCGTGTAAAAAGACTTACATTTGAAAATACATTCAAAGCAGGTTCTATTCTAATTGGTGACGTTTCGGGTGCCTCGGCAAATGTAACCGGCATTACTGAAGATTTAGATCTTCTATATCCAATCGGTCTTAATGCTGATATTGAAGCAAACGTTATTAGTGCAAATGGTCAGATTACATCGCTTCAGATTGTCGACTCTGGTATTGGTTATTCTAACGGCGATGTTCTTCAATATACATCAGCTGATGGTGCAAGATCTGGTTCGGTTACAGTAGTAATTGATGGGCACGGTATTGGTCAAGGTTACTATAGAAGTTCAAGGGGCTTCTTGTCTGAAGACATGTACATTCATGACGGCGATTATTACCAAGAATACTCGTATGAGATTCTTTCAAAGATCTCTGTTGATCGTTATGCCGATATGTTTAAGAAGGTAATGCATACTGCTGGTACTAAATTCTTTGGCTCAGCACTGATCGTTGAAGAAGATTCAGTAACAGTAGAACTTTCAGAGATTGCAACAGGTCAAGAAGTACAGTTCAACTCTGCAGCCGATGTAAGTTCAGTAAATGAAACAATCGATACTGATATTACACCAAATCCGTTTGCAAATGGTGATATTGTAAAATACACTACTACAACAGCGAATACGATTGTTCAAGGACTGGCAAATAATACCAACTATTATGTTGTACAAACATCTGGTAGTACTGTGAAACTGTCAGCAACTGCCAATGGAACTCCGATAAATATAACAGCAAATACTACAGCTAGTGGTGACTCTACATCAGGTCACTACTTGACAAAGACGATCGAGGAATAAATGTCAGTTACTCAAAAACTTGTAACAACTAATTTTAATGTAGAAAGCGCTGCAAGTTTTGTGAGCTCTTTTGCTAATAACGACTACTTTGTCTTTGCTGGCAAGCATACTCCGTATCCTGGAAGTGATACAAATCTGACTACACCAAACAACAGTGTTAAGTCAACCAACCTTGATGTTTATGATAACATGATCTTTGCAAAAAGAATTGCAACAAGTGATGTTGTACATGTTGTAAACAAGTATCTCTGGTCTTCAAATACTTTCTATCATAAGTACGATCACCGCGATGGTGGTCTTTATGATAAGAGATTCTATACAGTTATAGATAATAGCACTGAATTTAATGTTTACAAGTGTTTATTTAATGCTAGTAACACTACAGTGAACGTAAACTCTACTGTTGCTCCATCTACTAAAACACTTGATCCGATTGTAACCGGCGATGGTTATATCTGGAAGTACATGTATAGTGTAACAAAAACACAATATGAAAAGTTTGCAACCACAAATTATATTCCTGTTGTTGCTAATACATCAGTTGAAACAAATGCTACACCTGGAACAATTGAAGTCATTGATATTGTAACACGCGGCAAAGGTTATGATAACTATATTGCTAATGGTACATTTAGAACAACAGACTTGTCAGTAGGTGCTGATACAATCTATGGTGCGCCGGATGATGCTGAAGCTGAGGATGATTACTATCGTGGTGGTGTAATCAAAATCACAACTTCTTCTGCTGGTGCTGCTGGCCAATATCGTAGAATTGTTGATTATCGTGGTGTAGGCGGACAAAAGATCTTTACTTTGAATTCTGCTTTTACAACACCACCGGCCGCTGGCGATACTTACGAAGTCTATCCGTATGTTTATGTTTGGGGTGATGGAACAGAAACAACTGCCGCCGAAGGTAGAGCAATTATTGATTCAACAGCCAATTCAATTGTAGAAATTGAAATGCTGAGTGTCGGTGCCGGTTATCGCTATGGCGAGTCTTATGCTGGCAAGACTTCTGACACAATTCCAATTACAATTAACAGTGCATTTATTGATATGCCAGCTTCTGTTGCAAACAGCGCTGGATTTACAGCCGCAACTCTTCAACCAATTGTTTCTCCTCCAGGTGGTCATGGTTCAGATCCACTTACAGAACTTGGAGCCAGAAGAGTTTGCATTAGCACTAAATTCACTAATAGTGAAGGTTCAACAATTCCAACTGAAAACGATTTCCGTCAGGTTGGAATTCTTAAGAATCCGCTTTACACAAATGTTGATTTAATTCTCCGCTCTGCTAATACTGTAGGTGGTAACTTTAATATTGGTGAAACTGTTTACCAGTTCAAGCAATATAAGCTTCATGGAAACGTTTCTGTTACTGCTTCAAATACTACTATTAAGAAAACAAATCAAGGCCGTATCTCTTCAACTATTACAATTACAAACGGTGGAACGGCTTATGATAATACCGATATTATTGTAGCAAATAACACCGGTACTGGTGGATCTGGATTTTCTGCAAATATTGCAACCAATGGATCTGGTGTAATTACATCTGTTGTAGTTTCGAACCAAGGTAACAACTATGTTACTCTTCCAACACTAACAGTTACAACATCAACAGGAACTAATGGTCAATTAGCTGCAGTCTTTGCTAATCCACAGACACCTACATTTAAAGATAACTTTACTGCAGGTGATTATGTTCTAGTTACAAAAGGAAGTAATAACTATCTTACTGTTGTAAGTGGTGTTCCACAAGACTATCAAATCACTGCATCAACAAACTCTACGTTTACTGCAGACGATTGTGAAATCTCGGCTCTTGTTCTTCAGGCTTCTGGTAAAGTAACATCAGTTAGTGCTGGACAGGTCACTCTTTCAAATGTTGCTGGCGTATTCTCAGAAGAATCAAAGATTATTGGTCTTACTTCTGGCGTAACAAGTATTATTGAAGCAACCGCTAACCTCACTCCTCCAGCTGTAGCTATTCAGGTAAATGATAAACCGGCCGGAGCATTTAATACAGCAGTTCAGCTTTCGAGACTAGTGGGCAACTTCCCATCTGGTGGTACAAGCTTTATTGCTGACGAAGTAATTGAGCAAGAGAGCCTTATCTCGTTTGCTATGCCACGTGGATCTTTCCACTCTATCACTCTTGGTGGTGGCGTAGATGACGATACTATGTTTATTAGTAATAAATTTGGTATCTATAACTTAGATGAAGCAGGCGTAAGAAATATCGTCGGAGTCACTTCTGGCGCTACACTTGAGAATTTGAGTAATAAATATCCTGGGACGACTATGATCCGGCGAAGAACTTTTATCGTGTTCTTTTCAAGCCAGGTGTAGCCGTTCAGGCACGTGAGCTTAATCAACTCCAGACCATTCTACAGAATCAAGTTGAGAAGTTTGGCGATAACATCTTTAAGCGTGGTACAATCATCGAAGGTTGTAACATTAGCCGCCACTCGGTTCTTCCTTATGTTAAGATTAAGGATACTGAAACAGACGGTACTCAAATTGCTATTACTGCATTTGAAGGTATGTCTGTTCGTAACAGTTCAAATGTGGCAGGTCATATTGTTAAGACTGTTGCCGGTTTTGAATCGCGTTCACCAGATCTAAATACGCTCTATGTAAAGTATAACTCATCAGGCACAAATTCAAACACATCAACATTTGCTGCAGGTGATACACTCGAAGTCTTTAGTCCACTTTATCCAATTTTCAAGACACGAGTAAATAACGGTTCTTCTCTGTTTAGTAATACAGATTCGGTAGTAGTTGTTTCAGCTCTTGCTGTTCAAAACTCTACTGGTGGTAATACTTTCCCAGCCGGTGCGTTTGCCAATGGACATACCATTCAAAATGGTGTAGCAAATCTTGTTATTGTAGAAGCAAATGCGACTGCAGACTGCAAATGCTGAAGTACTTATTCTCAAAGTAAGACCATATGCAAATAACCTTGCTGATGGTACTGCAAATACAACATTGTGGCGCTTTGGACCAGGTGAAACAATTCGCAGTGCTAACACTGCAAACACTGCAAACGTTGTTGCTCTAATTGGTGCAAGCGCATCAGGATCTCTTGTTACAGATGCTCTTGGTAAAGTAACATCTATTTCTGTAATTGGCCAAGGATCTGGTTACTACGTTCCACCGCATGTAACAGTAATGAAGCAATCAACCACAGCTCTTTCGGCTACCGAAATCGGAGATCTGGATGTTTTTGCTCTTAACTATATGGCCGCTATCACTGTTGCAAACTCAGCAGTATCTCCAGTTGGCACTGGTTATGGTGTAACTGTTGATGAAGGTACTATCTATCAAAAAGGATTCTTCTCAAGAGTATCTCCACAACTTGTAGTTGTCAATAAGTACTCAAACACCGGTTTTAGCAAGTCAGTTGGTTTCTATACCGCAGAAGATATCATTGATAGCAATGAAGATACATCACTTCTTGATAACGCTACTGGCACTTTCAACTACGCTGCTCCTGGTGCAGATCGTCTGAAGCTAACTCCAGAACTTACTGTTCTTACTAAGGAAGAAGCGGATGCAAATACTGACTTCCTTCCAATCATCGAGTTTGCTGACGGCCGCCCATACAAACAGAACCAAAGCACAGTCTATAATGTTATTGGCGACGAGATTGCCAAGAGAACATACGAAGAATCTGGTAACTACGTTCTAGATCAATTTATCTTTGCAACTCGTGATTCGGCAACATTCTCTGAAACATCTTCTGTATTCAAGATGAATGTGGATCCAGGTAAAGCATATATCAACGGTTATCGTGTAGAGACCGAACACTATAGAGCAAACGTTGCTAAAGGTGTTGCAACAGGAACAAACAATGCTGCCAAGCTTCGTCTTGGATACGGTAGTTATGTTCGTGTAAAGGAACTTGGTGGTAACTTTGCTTTCAATATCGGCGCGCAAGTAGATTTACAAGATGCTACAGCAGCTTATGTTACAACATCAGCTGGCAATGTTATCTCGGCATCTGGTAACAAGATTGGTGAAGCACGTATTCGTTCAGTAACTCTTGAATCAGGACAAATCGGCGCAGCTGATGCTGTATATCGCCTGTATCTGTTTGATGTTGTTATGAACGGTGGTAAGAACTTCGGTAACGTACGTTCAGTATACTACGGTGGAACAAACAAAGGTGTTGCAGACGTTATCATCGGTGCAAGCGGTCAGGCTCAACTGGAGGATGCAGGAAGCACATCGCTTCTTTACAACTCTGTTCCAGCAATGAAGACTGCTGCAAATATTTCTTACACATACCGCACTGTCAATGAGTCAGAGACTGCAAATACATCTGGCTTTATCGAACTAAACCTTGGTGCTGGCGAAGCATTCCCTTATTCTGGTGCACTGAGCACATCTGCAAAGAATGAACTTCTTATCATTCCAAAGGCCAATTATCAGGCACTGGCTGCAGCAACCGGAACAATTTCTATTGGTGCTGGTTCCACTGCCAATACTCTTGTTGCAGGTGCCGGCGGTACAAACTTCCTGAACGTATTCAGTGCCGGGGACTTCATCAAGTTTGCAAATAGCACTGGCGGTACAACAGTTGTTGCTCAGGTATCTCAGGTAACTGGTGCGTCGTCAATGGTTCTAACTGCTGGTGCAGGTCAAACATATTCTGGTGGTACTGCAACTCTCTACTATCCAGCTAACGTTCCTGTCTCGCTGTCAAGCAAAGCTGCACGTTATGCAAACGTGAGCGTATCAAACAGCCAGGTCATGACGATCTTCCTTGCAAATAATATTGCAAACTCGACTGGCAGTTCTTCATCCGCTAACGTAATGGTTGTCTATAACGCAACTCGTACAAGTGTAAGTTCTGCTGTCAAGTCTTCAAACCGCTCAGTACACACAAGAGTTGTTTGCTCGAATAACGCAGGTGGTGTGAATGGTCCATGGGCACTTGGTCTGTCAGATGCATACCGTCTGAGAAAAGTATTCCAAGCAAACGGCGCGTCAAGAGCTCTATCGTTTAATGCAAACACTGGCGTTGAAAACTCTGGTACAGCAAATGCATTTGTTCTGATCTCAGATAACCCATTTGCAAACGGTGACTCGGTTGTTTATGCTGACAATACTACAACAATTACCGGTCTATCAGATGCAGGAACATACTACGCTGTCTTTGCAAACAGCACTGGTATGGCTCTGGCTTCTACTCGTGGTGGCGCCAACCTGACTCTGACTGCAACTGCAACCTCAGAGAATCACACACTGACCGGCCAACCAATCTTCTTTACTGGCAATACATCAGGTACTCTTGATGTAACAAACGATTTCTATGTCGACACCAACCAGAAGGAAGATTATCTAGATACTTCTTATCTGTACAGAAAGCCACGTGCAACTACACTCTCATCAAATGATGTTCTTCTGGTTCAGTACGACGTTTTTACTGGCGGCGATGCTGGTGTAAAAACAATCAGTTCGTATCCAATTGACGATACTCTCGGATTCGATGCACTAGTTACTTCTGCAAATGTGCACACCATGGAAATTCCAGAGGTTCTTGGAACAGGTGGAATATACTACGATCTTCGCGATCAATACGACTTCCGTCCACGTTCGGCAAACACAATCAATCTGATTACTGACATCTCGTCGGTTGCTGCTGGTGCCAATGCTGCATCAATCATCAACCCAACCGAGCCAAGTTCATCTGCAAGATTTACTGCCTCCGAGAAGTTCTTCCCTGCACCAGACACAGATCTGACTGCAAACATTGAGTTCTATCTTGGACGTACAGATCGTGTTGTTGTTGATAGCAACGGCGATTTCGTGGTTCGTCCTGGTAAAAACGGATTCTTGAATGAAGTTCCACCTGAGCCACAGAACAGCATCACGCTTCAGGTTCTGACAATTCCACCGTATCCATCACTGCCAGGATCGCTATCAGCTGATATGGCAAAGATTATTGACACGAAGGTTGCCAACGAATCATACGGAAGAAGAATAAAGAACTATACGGTTAAGTCTCTGATTAGTGCAACAGATCGTTCGCGTATCCAAGTCAAGGGATACAAAATGTCTGATATTGCTTCTCTTGAGAATCGTATCAAAACACTTGAATACTACGTATCATTTACTCTTGCTGAAGCTCTGGCAAAAGCACGATTCATTCCGTCGTCACTCGATTCACTGAATGATCGCTTCCGCTTTGGTTTCTTTGTTGATCCGTTTACTGATTACAACTATTCGGATCTTGGCAATCCTGAGTACTATGCAACAATCAAGGAAGATCAACTTGGTCCTAAGCTGACTGAACTTAACCTTGAATTCAAGCCAGAAGACGGTACAACGGGTATTGTAACTCTGCCATTCAATGAGTTTACTATTGTATCTCAGAATGATGCAACAGACGGTGCAGTTGAAGGTCCAGTTGAAGTCACTGTTGTTACACAGACAACGTCAGTTGCACTTCAGTCACAGCGTAGCACTTCGAATAGCAACAGTGGCAATGTCTTTGAAGAACGAAGTCTTCCAGTCACAAACTGCTGGCGGTAACTATGTAACTACCTACACGTCTGCTGGTGCACAGGCGATTACAAATGCCGACATCACTGCAAAGGGTCTACGTGTCCTGAACGACGGCAGAAAGATCGAACACTCAGGCTCACTCGAGCGTAAGTCGTTTGGTCCAGTGGGTGGATTCATCGAAGATCAGTTTAAGCTTCTATGGACACATAATCCGAATGACGGCATCTATTATAAGATCCGTGTTTACAAGGGCAAAAAGAGCGGTGGATTCCTACAGAGCTCGAAGTCTGGTACATTCGGATACAAACTATACTATCCATCAGACGTTGTAACCCGTGAAACTCGTGTTGTACCGAACCCAGCAAACTTTGGTTATAATGGTGTTGTTCATGGTGTATCTCCATCAGAGTTCACTATCACACTGTCAACACAATACATCTTTGGTGGTAATATCTTTCGTCCGCTTCCAATAGGCGACTTTATCTCTGACGCACAAAAGTTCACTATTGCTATTACTGGTCTGAAGCCAAATACATATCACAAGTTTATGTTTGATGGCGAAGATCAGACATCGAAGTGTGCGCAATCAAGAACATCAACAACAAATACAAGTGGTCTTTTGACAGATACCAATGGTACTCTGAACTTTGACTTCTACTTTGATGCTGGTATTAATGAAGCAACTTCAGATCTTGAACAACAAAACAAATTGGCAGCAGCAAAAGCTGGTACCAAGGTGTTTATTGTTGAATCATATGACGGAAACTCAAAGACAACTGGTTCTATTGGAATGAAGTATTACACAAGTATTCCAGCAAATATTTCTGAACCAGTCGGTCTGAATACTTCACTTACGGGCACAATGGCTTCAACTTCTGACAGACCGGCCCCAGGAACGGTTGAAATTCCAAGTGGCTTTACTTCTCAGTATATTAATGATGCTATGGAAAGAAATAATATTAGGTTCGTTGACTGGGATAACCTAAATGAGCGCCTTCGCTGAGAATAAATAAAGAAAAGATTAAGAGGAATTAATGTCGACATTTGACTACATCCAAACATTCTATGTAAATCCTGATACAGTTGCAAGCGCGGCTGAAATCATGTTGACTTCCGTAGATCTATTCTTTAAGGCAAAGCCTGCAGAGAATGCAAACGTAAGTGGTGCATTTAAGCCTGGTATTAACGTCTGGATTTGTGAAGTCGAGAACGGCGATCCGAATCCAAATTCATCGATGGTGAATTCGGTAAAGGCAATTGACTACGATTCTGTGAACGTCAGCAATGATGCACAGACACCAACCGTAGTTGGCTTCTCAAACCCGGTTCTTGTAAAGACTGGTAAGTATTACGGTATTGTTGTCAAGTACAACGATCCTGCTTATGACATCTGGACAAACGTTCAAGGTGATAGACTTATTGGATCAGGCGGCGTCACAAACAATGCATCACCAGGATCTCAGTCTCGCTTTGACGGTTTCCTTTATAAGGCGACTAACTCAAACACTTATGATAAGTTTAGCAACAAGGACCTGAAGTTCAGAGTAAAGGTTGCTCAGTTTGTTTCGAATAACGTAACAGTTCCACTTGTCAACAGAGATTACGAATTCTTTACAATTGATCCTTCGGTTTCAGGTGCACTACTTGGTGGTGAATGGTGTTTCCAAGACATTGCCAACGCAACTGGTACAATCACAGTATTGTCTTCATCAAACACTGTTATAGGTTCTGGTACGACATTCACCAACTTAGGTATTGAAGACAAAGTTGTAGTTTCAAACGGTTCTGTCAGAGATGTTCTGACAATCACAAACGTGATTAATACTTGTTTACTTTACTGATTACACAAAGAAGAAAGTCTATCTTGTTGACTCGAATGCAAACAGCACTGTAAAGTTTGTCACGGGTACACGTATCATTGGTACAAGATCAGGTGCTTCGGCTAACGTTGTTTCACTGGATCGTTTCCAAGTTGATAACTTCAAGCCAACATTCATGATCGGTAATCCGAGTACATCTGATTACTCGATGACATACAACATTGCCAACTCATCAAACGCAATGCCGGCAACTGTTAACAATCTTGAACTGCTGAAGTTCAACAACGCGGTTCGTGAGTCATACATTCTTTCAAGATCACTTGAAGTTGATAATATCAACCTCTATGGCACAGAAAGAAAGTCGGCTGTCGTTAACGTGGCATTCAATGTATCGGTTTCAGAAGCAAATCGATTCTCAGTTCCATATTTGAAGACAAACGAGCTTGACTTCTTCTTCTATCAGAACGATATCAATAATACTATTACTGCGACACTCGGTGGTATTGCCGACTATGACACAGAAGTTGACCGTAATGGTCTGGCTAAATCAAAGTATATCTCGAAGAAGATATCTTTTGGCGAAGGCAAGTACGCTGAAGACGTTGTTGTCTATCTGGCAGGATACCGTCCAGCTGGTACACAAATTAAAGTTTATGCAAAGCTTCACAATTCAGCTGACAAAGATGCCTTCGATGATAAGGCATGGACACCGCTTGAACTGAAGAACAATACCGATCGTTTCAGCACAGAAGATCCAAAGGATCTGTGGGAATACACATATGGTCTTCCACAATTCCCTGAGATCTCGGCAGGTCTATCTGGTAACTTCCTAACAACACTGAGCAGCAACTCGATTACTACCACAGCCGATCAATCGTCGACCCTATCGACTGGTGATCTGATTCGTGTGTACGACATTCTGTCTCCGGATAATCATGAAGTCTTCCCAGTCTCAAGTGCCAACTCAACGGCGATTACACTCTTTAAGGGTGTTTCGAATACAAACATCATTGGTGATGTCGGAGTTGACAAGCTGAAGTATAAGAACGTTGCATGGAACAATATTGCTAATGATAACGTTGCTCGCTACGTAACTTCTTCTTATACCGAGTTTGATACATATAACACAATGCAGATTAAGGTAGTTCTTCTTTCAGAAAACACTCACGTTGTTCCGAAGGTAGAGCAAATCCAAGTGATTGGAGTCTCTGCATAATGTTAGTTGATACAAATCATCCAGGGTATGTAAAAGATACTGACTCTGGCGTTATCATAAATAACAATGAAGAAGAATATAAGAAGTTCTTAGCTGCAAGAGAAGCAAGCAAAAGAAACAACAGTTTGTGCAAGAGAATGAGTGAAGTAGAACATGATCTCCGTGATATCAAACATCTTTTGCAGCAGTTAATACACAGGAATAATTAATGGCAAGATTAGTAGCTAACGTTGATATCATTACTGATAGCTTTGAAGTCTGGTTACTTCAGACTAACGAGCTGCTGAATGCCTTCTCGACCGAAATCATTACTGCAAATACAACCACTGCTAACACTGGTAACTCAACCATTAGCCGCACATCACAACTGTGGGGTACTTTTGGCGCAAATACTGTTGCTGTATCGACAGCTCTTCGCGGTGGTAACGTAGCAACTGGTAATTCTGCTAACCTAGTTATTACATCAAATGCTACAGCTTATGTTGCCGCGGACGCTGGTATTCGTGTTCTTGCTGGTAACAGCACTTCGAACAGCTACCTGAATCCAGTTGGTGTTTACCTTGGCTTAGGATCTGCTAATTCCTTTGTAAACAGTAGTCTGATTATAACACAATCTAGCAGTACTGTCAACACGAATATTTCACCTAGCCGCATTCAAATTGCAAATAGTACATCAACAGCTAACATTACACCAATTGCTTTCAATACTGGTTTGTTTGTTGGTAACACTACGGTTGTAGCTGTCGGTGCAAATGTTTATGCAAATGCCGATACTGTCTTTGTTGGTAACAGTTCATTCGACAGCAAGTTTGGAAATGGTTCATGGACTGGTGTTGCTAATCTAGTAATTACACCAACCAACTACCTGACAATTTCTGGTGCTGCTAATGTAACATCAAATGCTAACTTTGCTAACACCATTGCTGTAACTGGTAACGCCACGTTTTCAAATACAATTGTTGTCACAGGTAATGCTACACTATCGAATACGTTGATCGTAACTGGTAATACAACATTATCAAATACAGTTGATGTTACAGGCGCTGCAACACTTTCAAATACTCTAACTGTATCTGGTCTAACAAATGCTGCTGGTAACCTAAACACACCAACAGCAAATGCTTCAACCGCAGTCAATGTTGGTGCTAACGTTAACCTGACCGCTGCTAGAATCAATATCGGTAACTCATCTGTAAATACAGCGATTACTTCTACTGCGATTGATACAGACGGAACACTCGATGTTCTTGGTGCAACATCACTTTCAAATACTCTGACAGTCGTTGGTCTTGCAAATGCTTCTGGTGGATTAAATACCACAACTGCCAATGCTTCTTCTGGCGTGAATGTAGGTGCCAATGTCAATCTAACAGCAACACGTATTAATGTTGGCAATAGCTCGGTTAATACCTTTATTACATCGACTTCTATCGAAACAGATGGTACTCTAACAGTTCTCGGTGTAACATCTCTTGCCAATACGCTGGATGTTGCTGGTCTTGCATCGTTAAATGCAGCACTGAATACCACAACTGCGAATGCTTCGGTTGCTGTCAATGTTGGTGCTAACGTCAATCTGACAACAACGCGCTTTAATGTTGGTAACTCATCAGTCAATACATTCATTACTTCCACTGCAATTGAGACAGATGGTACCCTGACAGTACTTGGTGCAACATCATTAGCAAATACCCTGGCAGTAACAGGCAATACAACTCTTTCAAATACTCTTGCGGTGACCGGAGCAGCAAATCTTGCTAGCACACTCGGTGTAGTTGGTGCAGTTACTTTATCAAATACAATTACTGTAACTGGTAATGCTACATTCTCAAATACAATTAGTGTTACTGGTCTGGCAACACTTGGTGCTCTAAATGCTACAACTGCAAATGCCACTGCAATCAATGTTGGTGCTAACGTCAATCTGACAACAACACGTTTCAATGTTGGTAACAGTTCAGTTAATACATTTATTACGTCAACAGCAATCGAAACAGATGGTACTCTGACAGTACTCGGTGCAACCTCGCTTGCTAATACCATTGCTGTTACAGGTAATGCTACATTCTCAAATACACTAAGCATAACAGGTGCTGCAAATGCACTTAGCACTCTTGGTGTAGCTGGACCAGCTACATTAGCAAGTTCTCTGTCTGTTGGTGGTGCAACAACATTCCAAACAGACTATGTAGTTGATGTGTCTGCAAACGCTGACATTGGTTCAACTGTTGGCGCTGTTCTTGTTTACAGATTCCCGAAAGCAACTTACTCATCAGCTAAGTTTGAAGTTCAGGTAAAGAATGGTAATACACAACTTTCTGAATTGGTCCTTGCTCATGATGGTGGTTTGTCGGCATTCGTAACCACATATGGTACTGTTGCTTCGAATGGTGGAGCATCTCCACTCGGAACATTTACTGCAAATGCTGATACTTCGAATGTGAATCTATATCTTGTACAAACAGTTGCAAACTCGGCTGTCAAAGTCGTAGCTCATCTAATTAAGTAAGGTTAACATGGCAAATACTAATTTTAAAATAGACAATGGTCTTTTAGTAAACGGTGATTCGCTGTTCACGGCAAACGTCACTGTCAATGCTCATGTGATTGTACGCCAGACTCTTGCAGTAAATGGTGATTTAACCGTTGCTGGCAACCTTACATTTAGTAACACATCGCTTAGCGGTGAGTTAATCCCGACTGCAAACGGTGTCCTACTTGGTAATACAACAAGAACATTCACGGTATCTGCAGACAATCTAAGTCTTTCAAACTCTGTTGTGAATGCCAACGGAACACAAATCAATATTCGTGCTCTTTCAGGTGTTGTAGCAAATAGCTCTGGTCTAACAGTCAATGCATCTGCCATATCTAATGGTATTCTAAATATTGGCCAAGGTGGTACAAATGCAGCAACTCGAGCTGCCGGTCTAAATAATCTTCTGCCAGCACAAAATGCTTCAGTCTCCGGATACTTTTTAAGAACCGGTGGTACTGATGCAGCTTGGGTTGATGGTATTGGATATACTGGATCGCGTGGTGCTACTGTATTTACTGGCTCTGTTGGTCCTCAAGGCGCACAGGGTCCAATCGGATTTACTGGTTCAGCTGGTACAAATGGTACAAATGGTCCGACAGGACCTACTGGTTTTACTGGTTCTCAAGGAGCCACTGGTCCACAGGGACCAATTGGATTTACCGGCTCTGCTGGTACAAATGGCACAAATGGTTTTACCGGATCACAAGGCGCTCAAGGACCACAAGGTGCAACTGGCCCACAAGGGCCAATCGGATTTACTGGGTCGCGTGGTGCAACAGGCTTTACCGGATCACAGGGTCCAATTGGATTCACTGGTAGCCAGGGCGCTCAAGGACCACAAGGTGCAACTGGACCACAAGGTCCTATTGGATTTACAGGTTCACAAGGTGCAACTGGCCCGCAAGGCCCAACTGGTCCACAAGGTG